AACTCTTGCTCTGTATAGGTCATCTCTTTGTGTCTTATTAGGATTGAAAGCTAGTTTAACTGCGCCTCTGATAATACCTCTGTTAAGTCCAGCAGGTGAATACCAAGCGTCTGCAATTAAATCAGTTCTGGCAGAAAGTCCAGCCAAGTCACCGTTTAATGGTACATATCTATATACATCAGAATATCTGTCGTACATGTATTTGTAACCACTATCGAACATCACATAAGATGATGAACGAATGCCATTGAAAAATCCAATAACATTGGTTGCTTGTGTAGCTGCACTTGTAACTCCAACTACATCACTTCTTTCAGGAGATGCAAAAACTACTGCATCTTTTCTGTCTTCTGCGATTGTAATTAAGTTATCAATGTGAGTTGCGTCACCCTTAATTAAGTTATCAATGTGAGTTGCGTCACCCTTACCAGCAATGATAAGACCAACATCAACTGTTTCTGCGTCTTTAAACAGTTCATAAGAAGTTAACAATTGTGCGTTAGTTCTAGTTGAACCGTTTGCGCCATTTGATAGTGATACATTTGAAACAGCAGTTACATCTGTGTAAGTTGTACTTGCGGCTGCACTACCCCAGTTAGTACCAGATGCATTGTGGTCCATCCAGTAAATGTAATTAGATTTATTCTGAATTACAGTTGGGTAATAGTTTGTATCGCCTTGAGCGCCTTTAGCGTCTGAAGCTTTTGATAAAGCTGCAAAGACTTCCAAGACTTCGCCTTTTGTTCCAGTTATTCCACCGTCTTCGTCAACAACAACAATGTGTAGTTCGTCATTTGAACCACCCGCTTGTGTTACATATGGTGAAGTTCCTGGTGCTTTTGATACTAAGTCATAGAATTCCCAATATCTAGTTACTGTAGCACCATCTGTTAGGGCTGCAAATAAACCAGAGGAATCCCCTGCACCAAAATGCTCAGGTTCGTCTTTTCTTTTGATTGTAATATCGTTTGTTGATTTCGATAATACTTTATAGTTATAGTTATCTCCAAAGTTGATGATATCGCCAACATTGATAGATGTACCAGAGCTTACTGTTACTACAGTGTCACCAGCAGCCGTTGAGCTGTCGTTAACTGTAATACCACTTGAAGAATAAACAGTAGAAGAAGGACATGTAGAAATTTTTAAGTTATTTCCCCACGCACCTGCTGTCTTTGCTGCCCATAATCCAATTGAACCGGAACCATCTGCATAGTTGTCAACATAATCACTTAGGCTTTTGATAACAAATGTACTACCACTTTCGGTAGCATTTGATACTGAAGAGTTCTGTGTACGAACAACCCTTAGAGCGTTAGAATACTGTAAGAAGTTAGCAGCTGAGAAAAAATCCTCGTAGTTGCTAGCGTCTGGTTTCCCAAACACACTTACTAATTCTTGCTCGCTAGAAATAGTCGTAATCTCATTAATAGGTCCTTTTCTGAATTCTCCAGCAAAGGCGCCAATTGATGTAGATACGGCAGGAATTATTCTAGTTAGGTCTTTTTCCTGTACGAGAACACCTGGTGATACTTGAAATGCCATTAGGTCTCTCCTTTAATTAGCTAATTAAACAATTTATAGTTAAGTAGAATATTGATGTAGCTGCAAAACTCGTATTATTCATACGCCCATAGTCAAATTTCATTTCTTACTCATTGATATTTATAATAACCACCACCTTGACTATTGCCCCTTACGGACTACGGGGTGCCAAACTGTACCGTATTCATCGACTTCCGATTTTTCATGGTCTGGTATGCCGTCATCTACAAAACCAAATGGTGCCATATCTTGTTCAATTAAGTTTTGTTGTTCTTCATATAACATTTGTCTTGCGTTAGTATCAGTCATCTCTTTAAAAAAAGGTTGATTAGATAACCAACCAAAAATAACTAAACACATCATTAAATCATCATTGTTACCCTCGTCAGCCTGCCATGATTGACCTCTTCTTACAAAGGTTGACATCTCTTCGATAATATTGAAATCTGTTATTTGTACCTTATCACTCTCAATAAGTGTTTTAATATTAGCACAACCAATCTTCTTAATTTGTTTGGTCATCTTAACACCAAATCCTGAACCACGACCACTAAACATAGCGCCTAGTATTTGACCAGCACGACCTCTATTTGTAGTCATTAATAGGTTGTCATATTCTAATTCAAAGTTTAATGCTTCTGCTATCTGTTGACCTAGGTCATTTGTTTCTACCAACACATGAGCTTTGTTATATGCTTTACCAACTCTTTCGATAATACTAGGAAACACTAAAGGTTTAATATCATTGTTCTTATATTTTGCAACCACTCTATAAGGCATTTGTGATACATCTAATACTACAAATGCTGAATAATCTTTTAAAACACCACGAGCAACATCAACTGTGATAACATATGTTTTATCTTTTATAGGGTCTTCATATACATCTAAACCAGCACTTGAAGTTTTAGGCGTAGTAAATGCCATGTTTTTAATTTTAGCAGGACTAATAAGTGTATTTACAGAACCTAAGAATTCACATTCAAACTCCTGTTGGAATTGTTCAGCAGAGGTGTTTCTTATTGTTGCCTCTTTCCAGGCCTCATCTCTTCCAGGTACTTCTGACCAATGCACTTCAATAGGTACATAATCGTTTCTACCCTCTTCTGCGTCTTTCCATAACTTATAAAACTGGTTCATACCGTATGGTGTAGATACGATAATCATTTTTGTTTTTTGTCCAGATGATATGGTAGGATATACAGCACTAAAGAACATCTCAGCAATGTTAGCCGGTACGAAAGCAAATTCGTCTAAGAAAATAATGTTATAAGAACCACCTCGAATGGCACTTGAAGATGTTGCAGCCGCCACAATAGCAGACTTGTTTTCTAATTCAATGTTACCTTTGTTCCAGTTAATTACACCTTGTTGCAACCACTTAGGAAGATTTTCGTATGCGAGTTGCAATCTTCCGAGTATGTCACGAGCCGTAGATGATTTGTTTGCAAGTATAGCAATATTAGAATTAGGATTAAAAAGCGCATAGTGTAATAAGTAAGAAATAGTCGTTGTTGACTTTCCTGACTGCCTCGGTAGTTTACAAATAGTAAATCTGTTATCGTGTATTGTATTAACAATATGTTGTTGAAAAGGGTACATCTTAAATGGTACAAGACCATCATCAAGCGATACAACCTTAATGTATTCTTCCATAAAGTAAACAGGATTTTCAGAACATTTTTGATATTCTATAATCTGTTCTTTAGTAAACTCTTCTGGTGTGTTTACTTTTTTAAGATTAGGGTTACCTAGATATGCGTCACTCATTTATTACTATTGCCTCTATATGTGTGTAACCTAATTGTAAGGCCGCTTGTAGTCTTTGACTACCACGGAACACACTGTATTCTTTTTCTTTATATGCAACACCATTGGCACCAAACCTTGGTTCAGGTGAGATGTGGTGTTTCAATACTTCAATAGGATTTAGGAGTTTCTCTCCTTCTAACAACTCAGGTAGAGGTGTCATTGTTTTTATATACTGAGTATTTGCAATTTCTAGTGGAAACTTCTTTTTACTGCGTTTCTTTGCCGTCAATAACTTCATTTTCAATAGCCTTTTCATTACGAGCTTCAGGTGTTTCTTTTCTATTCAACATCTTTTGTAACTCAGCAGTAGAACCTACGAACAATGCGTTCTGTATTTTAGTATCTGCTGACTTAGGTAGCTCTCTTAAATCTTTAAGTTTCTTTTGCAAGTCTTGTAGTTTATCTACTGTTTGGCCAACTTGACCAATCAATTGACCTGCAACCTCATACGCTCTAGGGTGTTGACCCTCTTTTGCAATCTCTAAGATACCTTCGATTGCTTGATTACCTTTGTCGATTAAATTATAATAACTATCTCTACTGTAATCATAATCTACATCAATATCTTTATCACCTTCTTTTCTTTCAACAGGTGGTTTAAAACTCTCTGTTGTTACCATGGACTTTTCGTTATCGCTTGGGTCTAGTCCTAAAATTTCATTTACATTATCGTCTAATTTACTCATCTGTATCACTCACTGGATTGTAATTCTTACCATCTGTAAAGAAACTAATAGTTGTTGTAAATCCAAAATCATCATCTGCATCAGCAGTAGTAGGATTTGGTACAACTATAACTCTTTCTTCTCTACTTGCCTGTGGTAAATCAGTGTGTAAATCTGCTTGAGTAGATTTGATAATACTTTGATTTGTCATAGGTCCGTATAGGTAAGTTTTCGCCGTAAACGAGAGCGTGTATATTACTGCTCGTCTTCTATCAAAATTTCCAGTGTAACTATCTTCATAATTTACGCTGTTCAAAATGATAGGAATATCTCTAACAATTTCTAATTCTGGTACTGCCTTAATTGTAATCGTATAATCTGGTTGAAAGTATGGTAGTATTTGTTCTACGATTTGTAGACCGTTTTCGGCAGTTGCTGTAAAAATATTTAAAGTAAAATCTACATTATATGGTACTGGTGTGTAATTGTAATTCATCACTTTACCATCAGCATCGTTTGTTTTTACTCTTCTCACTTTGTTCATCTTATTTAATTTTCTATTTGCATCATAAGATAAACCTGCCATTTCAAAACCCATACGAGGCAATACTACAGCAAAATTTCTATTTTCTAAGTCTGCCTGTTGGTCTAATCTAGCCAAAAACTTTTCTTTAGGAGCATATGCTAAAGGTACTCTAAATCTTTTTGTGACTGCACCATCAGTTGCCG